AAGGCTATCTTCACTGTGGCCGCCGCAGCTCAGCGGGCGGCGGACCACATCTCAGATAGTGTCGAGTCGTTTCGTGAAGAGAGACAGCAAATCTCAGAACTAGGAGAGCTAATCAGTGGGTAATTACGGCGTGTTTGATACAGAAGTTTTGGATAAACCTTATCAGGTTTACTGGACTTACGTAGAAGATGAGGGCTTGTATATAGACAAGCTTTATTCTGACGGGAAGTCCATTGATCCAATGTCAATGAGTTCAATAGAACTTGAGATGCTCGTTGACAAATCAATGGATGAGTACTGGGCAACCAGAGATGGTGACGTATAAAGGAGATGTGTATGTCTATTCGTTTTTCTTTTGATAGCTTAGAGGTTATGACTCCGTACTACAAAGCTATTAAGAATGCTGACAGTAGCTTATCGTCGGTTCAAGTATTGGCTGCGGCTAATGTGTTACGTGATCTTGAAGAAGATCCAAATAACTGCGTTGACTATAAGAGTATAGCCATCGCAATCAATGAAGCTAAAGGAGAGCTTTCTTAATGCCGACTGTTTACTCAGAGACGCAGGTGCAAGCCTATCTGTTCTGGTGTAGCCAGACGGATAGGAAGGCAACGATGGAAGACTTCCAAGATTTTGTAAGAGAGATGGAGGACTGTCTTCCCTCACCCATAACACCAGAGGAGATCCCAAGCTTTGTCGAATGTTAAACAGCTACATAACAATGTACTTTACAAGGTGACGCTTGATGTCACCAAGCGGTATGTAATATTCATGGATGCAATAACCAAAGGCCATCTCGATAAGAATGTGTCAAGTGTAGTCGAAGACGACACGTACAGTATGTATACAGATTACACACCAGAGGTTATCAACTATAGTTACACATCTGATTACGTAACTTGTGATCAGGCATTTGAGGACTTTGAGCATGACCAAAAAAATAAGAGTGATTGATATTGTTGATGAGGATGGCGATCTTCTTCTAAGCATTGAGCCTCACTGGATTCCATCAGGTATGACAGTCGAGGACGTTGTAATAAAACTATTGCCTGGTCTATCAGATATGTATGACTACAAGTGTTATTACGCAGTAGAAAAAGAAGGAAGTAACATTCACTAAGGAGTTAAAGCTATGAGCAAAGGAAAAGCAGATTCATCAAAGGGAGAAGTCAGCATACATGGCAAGGTATACTTAACAGTAGCCCGTCGTATTGATGACTTCAGAAAGCAATACCCCGACTACTCTATAACGTCAACTGTCTTACACGCAGACCACGATTACGTTCAGGTGCGAGCAGAGATTACGGACACATGTGGTCGTGTAATTGCCAGTGGTTTAGCAGAAGAGGTACGTAAGGCAAGTAACATCAACAAGACTAGTGCGTTAGAGAACGCAGAGACCAGTGCTGTCGGGCGAGCACTGGCCTTCTTCGGTATGGGTGGTACGGAGATAGCGTCAGCCGATGAGGTTGCTGGAGCAATAGGCCAGCAGAAAGAGGATCAAGCATCTGACTATTTACTAAAGCACAATTTTATCTTGCAAGATAACTTAGTATTGATGGCGATAGCTGAAATTAAAAATGCGTTACTTGCTGATGACTACAGCTACGCAGCACAGGTTGAGGCAGAGCTAGAGCGTGATGATATTGTCGCGCTGTGGGTTGCCCCAAGCAAGGGTGGTATCTTCACAACTGAAGAGCGCACCAAACTAAAGAGTGATGAGATGAACTCAGCACGCAAAAACCAGGCTCAAGGAGAGCAATGATGGATAACAATATGGAATTCCCAGAAGGGATCTTTGCAAAAGCACCAGCAGATCAAGCCCCAGACTTTGTTAAGGGTAAGATCCAAATCAAACTTGATGAAGCTATTAGCTGGCTCAAGTCAAAGCAGGATAGCGGAGAGCAATGGGTATCGCTCGATGTTAAGGAAGGGCGTAGTGGTAAATGGTATGCCGCCGTAAATACTTGGAAGCCTAAGGGTGAGAAGGGTATGGCCCCATCAAACATACCAGCAGTTGCAGACGAGGATATGCCTTGGTAAGGGGTTGCATTATTCTGCGAACGGAGTAAATTTAATAGTGCCTTTCATGGCAAACTCCTAAGCAGTCATTGCCTCGGCCTTCGGGTCGGGGCTTTTTTGTCCCTCATTTTAGGAGGTCAAATGGAAACTCGTCTTGATGAGATGAAGGCTCAGTGCCAGGCATACCATAAGAACCACCCAGAAGTTTGGGATCTGTTCGTAAGGTTCAGCAAGGAGATCATATCCAAGGGCTACGCAAACTATTCTGTCAATGCAATCTTCGAGCGCATCAGATGGGAGATGGATGTTGGCGGCAACGGAGACTCTGAGTTCAAGATTAATAATAACTTCAGGCCACTGTATGCAAGAAGGTTTATGAAGATGTATCCAGATCATGATGGATTCTTCAGGACAAGAAAGCAGACAAGCGAGGAAGCGCCAGCTACTAACCTACCAGAGCTACAGCCAAAGGATTACCTGTGATAGATCAAGTGCTCAATAGATTACCTAACGTAAGAAAGTCAGGGAGAGGATGGCAATCAAGATGCCCGGCTCACGATGACAAAGGACCATCACTATCAATAGCGGAAGGAAACAAAGGCGTACTAATGCACTGTCATGCAGGCTGTACCATCAGTGAAGTTTGTTCAGCTATAGGTATGCAGCCTAGAGATTTGTTTTATGAATACCTAGCAAAGATGCCTGACTCTAGCTCAGACCTAGATGATTACATCATTGCTATTGCCAAGGCAGACATTGCTTCAGGCAAAAACCTAAGCCAAGAAGATCAACAATCATATGTTCAAGCTGTAAGGAGAAAGATATGACCGACGAGATACTTGATTGTATCGAGGCAAGACTAACAACCCTATGCGTATACGCAGAGCGACAGACAATTGCGCTGGAGAGGTTAGTGGAGATGGGCGAGAGCAAAAAGAAAAGAGCCTCTCAGCCAAGGGCAAGGTTTACCCCGCCAACAGTTGCCGATGTTAGTGATTACATCAAGAAGAATAACGCAGGCATTGATGCTAATGCGTTCGTTGATTATTACGAGGCAAGGGGATGGAAGCTCAACAACGGAGAGACAGTCAAGAGTTGGGAGGCGTGCGTAAGAACCTGGTCAAGGAATGGATTTAGCAATGCGCCCAAGCAGGATAACGATAAGACAGGAGCAGTACTGTGACAGACAAAGAGATAAGGGTAGCCGAAGAGACGGCGGACTTGCAGCACCACAAGATAGTAAGCGCCACCACCCTGTATAACAGACTGGAAGAGCACAGGTCAGTGAAGGATAGCGGAGTCAAGCTGCCGTGGAACAAAGCAGAGGGAAGGATACTGCTAAGGCCGAAGGAGCTAGTGTTGATGGGAGGGTACAGCGGCCACTTCAAGAGTACGATAGCCGCACAGATGGCGTTCAGCGCCATAGAGCAGGGATGCAATGTAGGTATAGCAAGCCTTGAGCTGCCAGCGGAAGAGATCATAGAGCAGTTCGGTGAGTTCGCAGCGGACAGATCATCGCCACCGATGCCGTACATGGACAAGGTAAGGAAGGCAGTTGATCCACACCTCCACGTATATGATGTTGTTGACGTTATCAATCCTGAGATAGCACTACAAATGACGATAGCATTGGCTAGGGATAAAGAGTGCAAGCTAATTATCCTCGATGCGCTGATGATGATGGGTGCAAGTGACGACTACAATCAAGAGCAGAAGTTTAGCCAGCGACTAGCCGCAATAGCCAAGAGGTATGAAACCTGCATCTTATTGATACACCACGTAAGAAAGCCAGATGGTCAGAACGGAGAGTCAAAGATACCAGGCAAGTATGACTTCATTGGTAGCTCACACCTAGCTAACATTAGCTCAACCATAATTACTGTGTGGCACGACAAAGAGAAGGCGTATAAAAAGAATACAGGCCAGACGGATGACGATAGCTTTGATGACAGCCGACCTGACCTTGTGTTATTTATATGCAAGCAGAGAAACCACAAGTTCGAGGGCAAGCTTGGGCTGTGGCAGAGCGACAGATCACGTACATTCTGTGAGACATATCATAGAATTACAAAGCCAAGGACATACTAATGAGCGGACATTCATGGAGCGTTAAGAACAAGGATCAAGCAAAAGCCTTCTGTGAATTCATAATGGCAGAGCAAGATGCAGGTAAAGAGTTTACTTACTCTATCAAGGAGATGACTAGGAGTGATCTTCAGAATCATGCACTCCATGCAATGTTCAGAAGGCTAGCGAATTCACTGAATGATGCAGGCTATGACATGAAGAGCGATGCAATAACCAAGAGAGGTATTCCCTGGTCAGAGCATTCGATCAAAGATGTGTTGTATAGGCCGATGATAAAACATATGTTTGACACAGATAGAAGCTCAAGACTAACAAAGGAAGAGCTATCACATTCGGTAGAGGCTCTTCTGAGTGAGATAGGATCAAGGACCGGTGTATATGTACCGTTCTCATCAGAGGATATTAAGAAGCTATGAGCTTTATTGACGAGTGGAGCAAGGAAAAAGAAAAGCCTGAGCCTGAAAGCTACAGTGATAGCAAGGCGGGAGCGCCCCTGTATGAGATGACAATGCAGGAGATAGCTGACGAGCTTGGCATAACACATAACGCAGCCAAGTCCTTATACCAGCGTGCTATCTATAAGCTTAGAAGACGCAACAAGGAACTAGAAGGGTGGATGGATTGATGTACATTCATTTCCCGTTCGATAGTGAAGAGTGCATGATAGCTGTCCAGGCTGCCGAGTCTATGTCTCGACGCTTCAGGTGTGACGTAGTTATATTGTTTGACCTAAGCATTAAGCTTTCCAATCAACATGAGGGAGAGTACCTTGAGAAGGTGCGATTCTTAGAATTAGTAGAGGGTTCAGATGAGCGGGATTAAACGTGAGGCTTGTGACAAATGGTTCAGTGATTGCGTTCGTCATAGGGATGGTCATACCTGCCTTGACTGCGGCAAGACTGAAGGTCAGCTTGACTGCGCCCACATATATGGCAGAGCTAAGAAGAGCACCAGGTGGAGCATGGATAACGCTGTGACGTTATGCAGAGGATGCCATATGCGACATACCGAACACCCTATAGCGTTCCATGACTGGCTTGTCAGGCTGTGGGGAGAGGGCCATATGAACCTTCTGAGGGAGAAGGCGAGCGCAATACTAAAGACCAACAAGATCCTACGTAAGGAGATCAGCGACCACTATCGAGGAGAGATACGCAGGGCCGAGGCCGACCCCGCGCATGAGATAGTTAGTTGGAACTAGCTTCTTGGAAGTTTGTTATAGCGTTGCGTCCTTGCTTGATTAAGGGAAGAGTATTGGGAAGTTCGCCAATCTCTTTCTCTCCAATAAGAGTATCAAGAACATCTTGCACAGCTTCAACAGGAACTCCAATAGCGATAGGTGTATTGTTATCAACAACATAACTGAGGAACTCCCCTCTCTGTATCTTGCCCCACGAATAGTCGTTAACACTCGCACTATTCAGTGATATGACACCAACCAGTTGATCGAAGAAGCTTCTCTGTACACGTTGAGCACTAGGCTCGCCATCACCAAACAGCACTTGTCTACCCTCATTGATTGCTGCGAATGCACCCATTGAGAATATGGCATAGCGAATAGCGTAGTCCTTAGCCTCTTCTATATTACCCTCTTGTATATTCTGGAGAGTATTTCTAAGTGCTACTGCTTGCTGCTTCATGGCGAAACCACGTAGTGCAAGGAAGACTCTAGCGTTGGGGTGATCCGCCCAGATTGCAGGTCTACCACCAGCGGAGATTAACTGCTGCTGACCAAGGCCAGCCATCATCATTTCCTCGATGAGTTCCAGGCCCTCCTGGCTGTACTTAGAGTCATCCATTCCATGCTTCTTCAAATCATCAGCCATCTTTCGTAGCTCATAATCAGAGAAGTAATCGCCCCACTTAGCCTTGAGAGCTTTAGCTCCGTTCCTTTCAACGTCATCAACAGCACGTTGTTGAACGGCACGTAACACTCCACCCTTGCCAACCTTGTCTGACACCTGAAACAAGCTAAGCTTCATCAGAGTATTGGTTGTTTTGTTTGCTGTGTTGTTAAGTGACTTAGCTGTCCCGCCGGGAGTAGATAATGTCTGCTGTAATGCGTTAGCAAATTCACCGTACTTAGCCTGCTGACTAAAGCCAAAGCTATCGGATAGCATCTTACCGTTTTTGTCTTTGACTATATTCTTGAACCAAGATCGCAATGCCATCGGACCCTGAGTAACAGCGGTCTGAGGAACATCGTGAAGGTTAAGAAGAGCAGACTTAAAGCCAGCAAGTGACCCGCCATATCCAAGCGTTTGTAGTGCCTGTAATATCTGGTTCATTGACTTTCTTTCACCAAGAAGATTACGCCTAATTTCTTGAATAGCAAAGTCAGCGCGGTCACCTTCTATGCCACGCTTCTTTAACTCTCGGCCAATCCTTTGCATGATCTGCTCGGCAGTTAACGTCTCGCCCTTGCCTCTAACGCCAAACTTCTTTCCATATTCAAGAAGCTTTTCGTTGTTCATTATTCTTCGAGAGTTAGTAAGGAATACGTTTTGATAGTAGTCAGCTACGTCAGTGCCATCTATCAGCCTTGCCCTGCCACCCTTTCCCATCTTGTCATGAACACTTAGGTATCTTTTCTTGAGGGCTGGATCTAATGGAAGACTAAACTCTTCTTCAATAGCCTTGTTGTATTCTTTGTTGTTGTTATACCTTCTCTGCCTATGAAGATAGACTTCGTTTTTAGGGGAAGAAAATCTTTCATTAAACTCTACGTTCTTTTTCCTAGACCAAGCTAGATACCTAGCCATATTATCTTTAGATTCTTCACCGAAAGTTTTTCCAATGTAAGATAGATAATTTTCTACTGACATTCGGCTGCTTCCCTCTGAAAGCAGAAGGGTATTTTCCCTAAGAGCTTTATTGTTATCCCACTCTTCAGCTATGTTTTGTATAGGCTGGACAAAATTTTCAAACTCAAGCTGCGATGTTCTGGTTGCTGATTCATCTGCGCGTTGAGCCAAAGCACCAACGCCACGACTAACCCTGCTCTGTAGCAGATCAGTCATAGGCTTTAATCTTAGGTAGGTTCTTACTAAGCCAGACTTAACGCCTTGGAATAACTCGCCGGCATTAGTTGCATCTTTCCAGCTTGGCCCCATCTCTGGCCCTGCCACTGTCTGTTTAAACTGTGGTCGAGCAGCCTCTCTATATGCTGGAGTCACAACCTCTGACGCGCCACCACGAACCGGACCTTCAGGTATAACCCTACTGCCACCAGTAGACACTGGAGCGTCCTCTGGAACGATTGTTATTGGCTGGTACTGCGGGTCTCGATTGCCAGTAAGAAGGCTATATGGAGCTTCCTCGCCCTCTGGTACGCGCTCAATTAATGTGACGTTATCAGCATCAGGATCGAAACCAAGATCTTCTTCTAGCTCGATGTCCTTTTCTCTCTCTGCCTTCTTAGCGTCTGACTTATCCTTTAGCTTTCGCCCGGCAGTCTTGACAGCTCCGGTTGCTACGTCAATTATCTTGCCGCCAGACAAGCCAAGAGCGCCACCAGTAATAGCCTTAATTGCACGATCCTCTGCGCCTTCACCAGAAAGAGCGCCATAGGTAGCACCTTCTATGCCTGCCTGTTTTGCAACAGACTTAATACCAATCTTGCCTAAAGTTTTAAAGAAGCCATACCCTGTAGGTATAGAAGCTATAAGCTCAAGAGGCAGGGCATACTCAGCAAGGTTTGGATTCTCTTCCTTGAATCGGCGGCGAGCTTCCTCGTATTCCGCCTTCGCTTCTTCGTAAGTATCATCACTTGTTGCAGCCTGGGCTATTGCTACTAGCTCACCAAGAGCACCGAACGTAAGACCCTCGCCTGCCTCTATAGCCAAGCCCTTTAAGCCATCAAAGAAGTCTGAGTCTTCCGAATCACTGGCCGCATATACGCTTTCAGGTATGACAATCTCGCCCGGGCTTTGACTGACACTTGCCATCACCGACTCAGGTATTATCAATCCCTTAACTTCTGCTGTCGGAGTGTTGTCTTTATCAGCTTCAGCTAACGCGCCTCTAACACTTTCAGGAATAATTAAATCCATTTTATTGGCAGCCTTATATTAATCCTTTGTCTTTAAATGCTTGATTGACCTGCCTTCTATTTTCATCGTTATCTATTAATTTATTTTTACGCAAAGTTTCTAGAATCCTCATTTCAGCATTGTTTTTCATTAACAATCTTTCCGATTTTTTCCATGCATCAGGGAACTTTTCTTTAAGGAATTCATATATAGTCTGAACGGCAACGCCCGCACTCTGCCCCTTTACTAATGCGGCAAGAGCACTTTTATCTTCTGGTGTCATTACCTCCATAATAGACTCTTCAATATCATCAGCCCAAGGAGCCTCAAATGGAACATCCCCCGCTTCCGCTATAGCCTCTAAAGTAAATTTAACAAGAGACTCTGCTTTTTCTTCATCTATAGGACCTGCTTCGTTTTCCATCTCTGATAATGCATTGTTGAAGTCCGCCTTAACTAACGCCCTCCAGATATTATTATCATTAACTTTGTCTCCACTTACCGTGTAACCGGCATCTCTTAATTTTTGAGCCTTGTCATCATTCCATGTTCTATCATTAATTTGCTCTACGTAATCGGCTACAAGAGCTTCTCTTTTTAAAGCCTTTTCTTCTGCTAATCGAACAGCGCCAGGAGAAACGTTAGCTGAAACTTGTTCAAATTGCTCAGTTCCATAACCAGCCAAATCAAGCTGACTTACCTCTTCATTTAATTTTGCCTTATTCATTTCAAATCGAGACTGAATGGCGGCATATTTTGTATCACGCTTCTTTTTTGCAACTCCCGCACGTACATCTGGATCGCCGTTAAGAACTTCCATGCGGTCAACAAAAGCTTGCCTTGCGGCCATCGGTATATTCTCGTCCTCGATAGCTCTTTCCATCTCTATAACAGAGTCGATTTTATTTTGTTGTGCAAGCTGTTGCGTGCTTGCTGTCATGCCATTTAGTTCTTCAATAGCTTTTTTTAAGTTAGTTCTTGCCTCTTCATTGGGCGCACTATCAAGCATCCCAATCAACTGTTGCTTACGTTGAGACAAGGCTGCAATGTCACCCTGTTCGGCAGCGGCTTCGCCTTGATACTGAGTCTTGGTTGCTTCTGTATCAAACTGTGCGGCCTCTCTTCGAGCAGGCATACCTCCTACCTGCTGACCGAGATTAAATAAACCCTGGGTGTATGAAGGGTTGGCTAGAGAATTTATTAAACCTGATGCAAATGACATTTGATTCTCCTAATTACTTGAACAGGCCAGAAAGTAAGCCACTTCCAACAGCGCCCATAAGGTTTGCTTGGCCCTGACCAGCGCCCAGCAATGCAGCAAGACCACCCATAGATGACTGGTTGTACAAATCTGCACCAGACAACTGACCACGCTGCTGAAGCTGAGAGTATAGCTGTGAGCCTTGCTGTAGTGCATTCATTTGAGATTGCGGCGTATATGCACCAGCCAAAGATCCCATTGCTAACTGCTGCTGTGCGGCCTGTGTAGCCATGTCACGAGCACCAAGCTGCGATCCTAAGTTGGTATACATATTACCAATCTCTGCCTGCTGTAGCTGCTCTGCTTGCGCCTGCTGGGATGCCATTAGTGAAGCTTGATTCTGGGATTCTGCCTGAGCCTTAGCCATTGCTAATTGCTCTGGTGTTCCACCGTACATATTTGTTGCAACACCACCACGGCCTTGACTAAACAACCGCTCTTCAAGAGCCATGCGTTGACGCTCTTCTTCAGGGCTTTGCATAGCACGTATGTCACCATAAATATCATTGCGCCTTTGGGTTTGATCCTGCCCAACTTGACCCATAAACTGCTGGCCAACACCATAAGCCTGGCCGCTCGCTGCTTGTTGAGCTGCATCACCAGAAAATCCTTGAGAGGCTCGCTGAGCGGCGTCACCCATAAGCGCATCTTGGATGGCTTTCTCTTGCTGACCAAGCTGCATAGTTGTGCTTCCATCGGCACCAACATTAAACATTCCGCCAGTACTGGATGTAACACTAAATGGTTTAAATTGAGTTTGCTCTAAAGCTTTTCCTGCTGCATCCTGAGCGCCTGAATATGCACGATCACCAATGTCACCAAGATCGTCATAAGCCTTATTAACAGCGGCTAATCCTGCCGTTCCTATAGCGGCTTTTCCTATATCTGATCCAGTGATGTCACCAAATAGCCCAGTAATAGCGCCTACAATTCCACCTCCGGCAGCAGCAGAAGCAGCGTTTGCAGCAGCGTTTGAGCTTCCTCCTCGTGACTGCATAAGAGCCTGTTGCTGGGCGGGGGCCATTGTAGGAGTTTGGCCGCCTGTCTGCATAGAAGCTTGCAACCTTGGAGACGGGGCGCTACTCATTTGTCCGCCAGTTTGCCCACCTCCAAGCATGGACTGTAATATACCAAACTGGTTGCCACCCATTTGAGGGAATTGACCTCCACTCATTTGGGGGGATTGGCCGAGACCCATTTGAAAGGTTTGGCCGCTACCCATTTGAGGAAATTGACCTCCACTCATTTGACCAAAGTTTGGTGGGGGAATATTTCCAGGCAAAGAGTTTAAGTTAAAAGGAACTCTGCCCCCTGCTGATTGACGAGAAGCCTCTTGAGAAAAATTGCTCATCGGTTGAGGCGCTTGATTCGGATTGTAATTCATAGGAAGCTGGGACATTAGTATGACCCTCCGTCAATAGTACCTGTAGATAACGTCCCCAGCACTAACGTAGGGATTGTAACCTGATTTAAGAAACTAACATTACCAGATAGGTCTGCCTTGGTAGCAATGGCCGTAGCAATGTTATTAAATTCTTCACTGAACTCAGATCCACGGATGATCTTACCGGCATCTCCCGGTGGAAGCTCGTCCTTGTTTCCAAAGTCCGTTGATACTGTGTAGTTGCTCATATCGTTTTACCTATTAGTACTAGTACATTAATTTCTTGTAGTGATAAAGGGAAGCCATCAATGTCTGCTTCCATTCCTATTGTTAATATAGAGCCATTTCCTGTGGCGTTTACTACCCTTCTAGACGTTAGCACACCACTTGTAAACTCAGAAAACTTAGGGTTAGGAGTGTCGTCTGGATCTGGAAACTGTGCAAGACCATTCTGAAATATCTTTAGGTTTTCATTTGTAGCTGGGTCAATAACATCTAAGTCTCTTGGATCTGAAAAGTAATAGGCGACTTGGTTGCCAGTAACATACGCCTGACTCTTGTAGTTTTCGCTTAAGTCATACGACCAGTAAAGAACAACGGTAGAGTTGTTAGCCCCAACAACAGTTGGTCTTAGCTTCTTTAGTATCTTCAAGCTAGAAGGATCGCCAAATGTTAAGCCTGGACTGTAGTATCTAAAACGATAAGGCTGACCATTGTCTTGATACCCGTCATACTCCCCAACACCATTAGCACTGCCAACGTAAAGAGTTCCATCAGGCGTTCTCTCAAATGCAGCAAAGATGCTAGAGGGCCAGCGCGTTACTCGATACCCACCACTCTCTAGTCGAGTCTTTAAATCAAAACAGTAGGTAATGTTTTGTTCTTGGAACGTAATTAAGTAAAAAGAATTCTCTGGGCTATAGATAGATGACGTAGGCTGAATCCTATTCTCAATAGCTTCGATAAACTCAGTCTTTATGCTAATGCTAAGGTCTGATATAGGCATTGATTTTTCTTGCACAACCCTGCCAAAGCTACGTAAGCCAGAGTTAGATACGAACAGTACATCGCTGCCTATGTGTTGGATTGAGTTACGGCAGATACATCCAAGCCCACCAATAGTATCTGCTAGAGACATATTGGCTGGCGAGTTAGCGCCTTGGTAAACAATAATGCTGTGCTTACCAAATACAATTAGTAGGTTGTTGTGCGCTGCCAGGGCGCGTATCTCATCGTGACCATCAGGCCAAACCTTAGATACATCAATAGACCCAGACGATCCATTAAAGAAGTCAGTACCTATTAGTAAGTCAGACCAGTAAATAGTTTGCCTATTGCTGCCAGAGTCCGTTACCCATAAACGCCCATAAGCTCCTATTGCCTCGTGACAATAAAGGTTAGAGTTTGTTGGTGATCCGGTTGCATCTTCAAATGTACGCAAGCCATTGGTGCTGTCATAAACTAATGGCTCGTGACCTCTCTGAAAGAAGTAAGCTTTCTCGTTGAAGTTAACCATCTTCCAGTTATTTGCAGATATTGAATATCCATTATTAACAATATCCTGCGACTCATCTACCAGCACATCTGTGCCAGAAAGTATCTTGTTGTTTCCTACGCTAAATAACTCAGAAGCGCCCGTGTTGTCATAAAAATAATTCATCTTATGAATGCGGTCGTTGCCAAGCTCGGTCTTGTTTGTTGTTATTGTTTTATATCCCTTACGCGCAGCAATACGTCCACGCTTGTCAATAACTGCGTTGTCCGCAATATCAGCAAACGAGGGATCCTGTGCTAAAGGAGAGTCTTCTGTGTTAACTCCCTTAAACGCTGGAGCAACTAAGTTAATACTCTGTAAAGGTTGAGCCATAGTCGCCTCTTATGAAACATACCAAGTAATTTCGTCTGGGTGCTTCTGTGCATCAAAAGCAATCGCATCAGACATATACTTATCAGCAATACCAAAGTACTCTGCCGCACTGGTTCCGCCAGTCTCACCACGCTCTCTGGCTAACAAAGCAATAGCCATATGAAGAACGGGCATGTGCGGAATAACTACTTTATCTGAGTCAGCAGATAAAATCTCTGGCCGTATAACCTGTTGATTCTCGCCATAGATAGTTCCACGATGAATGACGTTAACTCTTATGTCATAAGCTGCGTCTGGTATTGGGTAAATGTCTATCTGAGTATCCCCGTCATCGTTAACGCCGTTAAAGGTATAGCTTTGTGGCGAGCCAGACCCAGGCGTTTGATTAAGGAATGTGTTGTTAAACCAAGATGATGATTTGTAATCCATAAAGTTATTAGAGGTATCGTTTATCACATCTAATACATTTATTTTGTTTTGACTGCCAAGAAGTGAGTAGTTAAAAACTCCTGGCGTAGTGGTAATTGTTATTGTGGTACGTAAAGCAGACCAGTCCCACGCAGACTCTACAAATTGTTTTGCGTCATTAACAAAGTCACCGACTAACTTGCTGTAGGAAGACTCAGACACACTAGCAACCTCGTCCTCACGCATTCTACGTAAGACGTTATTTACCAAATCTAAATATGTCATATAAGATCACCAAATAAACCTTTAGTTATGCTCATGCTTTCATAAACCTTTTGAGCAGGCAGAGTATCAACTTGTTGCTGTTGAATTAAAGCAGGTATATCAAGTGGGCCGTAAGAAATACCAGAGTAAAAAGGACTAAACTTACCTTCACCGCCAAGCATTCCGCCTGAGCCAGGAGTAGATCCACCACCTGCACCGCCTTCACCGCCAGAGCCATCGCCCTCTCCACCACCAGTTCCCTCGCCTTCTCCACCGCCTTCACCGCCGCCCGTACCGCCATCATCGCCAGCACCAGCGCCAGTACCAGCACCATCACCACCACCGCCAGCACCCTCGTTTTGACCGCTATCACCGCCTTCTCCGCCACCGCCTGTTTGATCTCCCTCGCCTGTACCGCCGCCTCCTGCTGGTCCGCCTGACTCGCCAGACTCCGATCCACCAGAAGTTGATCCGCCACCAAAGGTAAGAAGGCCACCCGAAGTATTTCCTGGATCTTCTGTTGTGTCTGTTTCAACATCTCCATCCGCATCTAAAACTTGATCAGGGTCTTCTTTATCCTCTGCAACGCTTTGCTGTTGATCTTCTTGTTGTGTTGTTGACTCTGTACTCTCTTGCTCCGTTGCGGCTCCGCCTGTTGCTGTTCCTCCCAAGTTGATTCCTAAATCATCTCCGGGAACGCCAGATGTTTGATCTGCGCCTCCTGCTGGACCGCCGCCTGGAGTCCCGCCGGTAGACTCCGTAACGCCACCACCGCCAGGATCGGTAGTTTCAACGTCAGGCATAGCGCCTTCTACTACACTTTCTGTTTGTGATTGAGTCATTTGCTCAAGTTGTTCTTGAGTAATTTGCTGAACTTGCGTTGGATCGCTTTTGCTAACTAAATAAGTTTTATTAGTTTCAGGGTTGTAATAAACGTCGTAGTCACCATCAAGGCTTTTTATTGTTCCGCTGTACTGCGCTGGCCCAAGGTCTTTTGGCGTGTTATTTATGTCATCAAATATTTGATTGCCTTCTGCTTCATATACAGCCCCGGATTCTGTATCAATAAACTCTGTCGAGCCGTCCATTAATCCTTCTGGCGCTTTAAGATTTTCTATTTCACCAGCAACCCCACTTTCTTGAGATATATTAACTAACTCATCAACAACTCTTGGGTCATCTATAAGAGTGCCGTCTCCTCTAAACCATTGGCCGTCTTCTTGATACGCATATAAATTGCCGTCTAAATCATAAACGCCATCGTCTGTTTGAAGAGTAACTGTTTCGCCTGTTATTGCATCAACATAGGAATCTTTTTCAAGACTGTAAGTTACGTTATCAACTGAGTTTCCTTCGGAATCAATAAAAGCGCCAGAGTCTCGGTAAACAAGATCATCGCCTTCTGGCGGACCCATTAGTTCTGGGTCGCCATTAAATAATTCTGAATCAGCTTCTAAGCTTTCAGGGGGCTCTTCAAAGCCACCATAATCTTTATCTGATTTGTCTAGCGTATCCTGCACGCTATCCGGTACGTCTTTGTATTCACCAGTAGGCGTTATCTCAACAAGACCTTCAGCCTCTAGCTCGGCATCAATCTCTTCAAAGGTAGTATCCCACTGCTCGTCAGAGGCAAAATCAAACTCTTCAAGGCTTGCTCTAAACTCTGTAAGTGCCTGTGCTCCACCAGCTAAAGCGGCTGCAAGTGCAGCTTGCTTTAAATCAACCTCGCCATTAACTACTATTTGAGTTAATGCGCTAATGCCTCCAGCTTTTATAGCCGCTTCAGCAATGGTGCTGCCGCCTGACACTGTTTCTACAAAAGTATTAACACTATTATTAACGTCAGCTAAAACACCGCCAGACTTGGTAGCAGCCTCCATAGCTTTTCCAAGCTCTGCTCCACCATAAGCTAAGGCAGCAGAAACTAACGCCTGCTTAGGGTCTACTGATCCAGTCATTATGGCTTGAGTAGCAATGTTTGTTATGGCAGCGCCAGCAGCAGCCGCAGCACTTCCCGAAAGTCCTAGTGCAGGGCCAATTGCGGGGCCAACAACAATGCCAAGGCCAATGCCAACAGCAACCTTAAAGTAGTCACCCAAGCCAGCAGACGTGTCAGAGTAATACGTCTTTACGTACGAAGAGCCGTTCCATGTAAACTCGTTGCCTTTTTCGTCAGTAAACTCCATGGGCTTAGTCGAGTACTTGTTGAACAGCTCGGACTCTCTATCGCCCATGGCCTGGTAGTTACCCTGACCAGTGTCACTCATGTAATCGTCAAAGTTCTGACCGCCGAAAGCGGCGTTTTCAAAGCCACCTTGGATGTCTGATATAGTACCATCGCCTAAAGCTTCACTGGCAACACCACTGAAGTCAAGATTAGGCGTATACGTACCGCCGTCTTCAGCCGCCATACCCTCGAAGGTGTCACCCCTCTCGCCAACGATGTTCTCTTCTCTGGATAGCGTCCACCATTCGGGATCAAGGTCACCAGAATCGATAAGGTCTTGGCGTTCATCGAGGTACGCAATGTAGTTATCGAAGTCACCAAAAGCGTCTTGCAGATTAGGGTTGTTGTCCCAGTCCGTACGGATCTCTTCTACTGTTGCATTGGGGTTGGTGTTCTCCACGTTGTTAATGATGTTCTCAGCATCACCTTCATAACTCCCCGGAGTGTAGTAGTACGTCCTTTCTTCAGCCATTGCTTATTGCCCTTTAATAGTTCTGGCAATCTTCTCGCCAGAGCGCCCAACAATGTACCCGCCTAAGCCTATCTCTAATAATAGCCAGGCTTCATCTCTAAGAGGCGCGTGAAGCCATCCCATTGAGTCCCCAACGGCCAACGTAAGGAATGTAAGCATTGTTATTGGTCGCCAGTTAGCGGTCAGCCAGTGAGCCGAGGATGCCTCTGCGTGGACTATCTTAGCTTGAGACTCAATAAGGCTAGTCTCGTAGTCAAATACCTTTTGCATGGCCGCAGCTTGTACGTCAAGCAAGTGACCCTTAGCTTGTAATCGTTCGTCTTCAGACGTATGTAGCTCATCAATAAGCTGTGCTGCTGGCTTAAAGATTCCTGCTATAAGGTCGGTAACCCCGATCATTTATCTGCCTTGTCATCAAGCTTTTCAAGAATCTTATTAAGCATATCCTTGATGTCACGAATCTCTCGGTCGTGAGCAGTCTGCACTATGTCTGCCTGCTTCTGGAGTACAGCGAGTTGAACGTGCTGAGTCTGTTGACGTTGATACATCATCCAAACTACAGCGGCTAATGGAGCCACAATCCATCTTACTATTACCTCAAGGATTTCCATTACTCTACCTCTTCTCCAAATACTGAATACGCCGTGTCGCAATCAACACACATTAAAACGTGAGAGTCTTCTTCCTCTTGGCTTGTATGCCAGGTAAATATAGAACACCCACACTCACCACAAGACCTGTCATAAATCTCAGACTTCTTGCCAAAATCAATTACATCACCCATATCTGGCCATCCTTATATCGCATCGGTATCGGGCAATTTCACCAAATTCCTTATGAAATACAATAGCGTTCATGTCCCGACCAGAGCGATAGCCTTTTGCTGCATGCCATGCATCCTTGGCGGCGAGGGTCCTAAACGACTCCACGGTGCACCCCCTCAGCTCTGTCTTTCGAGAATGATGGATGTGACCGACGTACCAGTAACGGTGCTCTGAAGCTCCCCAATCCTCTGGTTTGTCGGTTGCCATAACCTCACCCAAGTCACTGTGCTTTATAGTGTCACCGTGGGTAACACCCAGTAAGCACTTACCAAACTTAAAGTAATGAAACTTTGACGTAGTGGGTTGAATAGTAACACGATCTTCGTTACTAAAATACGCATCTAGGAAGGCGGCAAGCATAATGCTTGAGTGGTCATCATGGTTTCCAATGGCGTTAATTACTTCAACGTGGGGATGTTTCTTTAGGGCAAGCCCAATAATGTCTACCATTATCATGCAGCCAAGCTTTAAAACCTTAGACCATCTGGTATCAACATCAACAGACGTTCCACGAGTGGTTGTATTCCCTTTGTTGTCGGAGTGAAAGAAGTCCCCAAGGTTAATAATGACGCATCGACTAGCCGTTGGAGCCATGTTTACCAGCTTTTCTGCGGCTTTTAGAAGATCGTCATGGGCTATATTAATATCAAAGTCTTCCCCGCTCTCCTCCGCCCATGCGTACATGCCAATATGAGGATCGCCCATGGGAATAATAAGAGCAACGTCTTCCTCTTTTTCCTTTGATTTCAATTGCTTAACGGGCTTGGCTTTGCCTCTGTGCTCTTCTACTGCGTCAGCAATAGCGTCTTGTAGCATCTGAAGCTTCTGGTTTTCTGCAAGCTTTGACTTCACCCACTGGGCTGTGGGCTGTCCATCTTCATTGTAATAAGTAGATACACCAGAAACGACAAAGCCATTTGGTACTGGCCTTCTCATATCGTGGTCAGGCGACACGCCTTGAATGGCCGCTGTCTGCCTGAGCCTACTCATTAGGTTGCGGGCATTTCGCTCGGTTATGCCTATCTTTTTTGAGGAGGCCCTAATGTTGTCATTGGTATCCGCAAGTATGTCTAAGAACTCAAGCTGACGTTCTGTGGCATATGGTCGCAAGTAGGCGTATTTGCTCATAAAATAAGATCGCTTTGTTATTAAAAGTTGTTATCTTTTAACAAATTAGCTGCCCTTAGTACATCATTATCATAGGCTTTTTGGCAGTGATTTGGCTCTATGTAAGAGAACAAAAAATCAATAACGGTCATTGCAACATGCCACTGCTTTTTGTATCGCATACGATAGCAGCGACCAGATACCGACTCATTAGGGTTCTGCCCAATCAAAAACACTACGTTAAATAACTGGCTTAGTGCATCGCCAATTCTTACAAGATAGTTAATCATGTTTTTCTTCCGTTATAAAAGTTACTAACCGATATAACCCCATCAATAGGTACGACTTGATTTACAAGCGTAGTAGTTTGTGATGAAGTTTGGTACGCATTGTAAGTTGCCTGGGCTACTCGGTGATAGGTAACATCTCCAATCGTTTGAAAAGTGCCTCCAAAACCCGTCTGAACATAAGAAGCTCCCGGGCCAGCAGGAGGCTGTCCGCCAAGCGCAACTTCAAAAGGAAAAAACATAGGTGACGCTGAGTAAACGAGAGAGCCATTTAAAAACAATTGACTGAAATTTCCCTCTCTTGTCCAATAATTTTGACTAGTGTCAGGCACCTCAACAAGATTTACATATCCAGGATAAGCCCAACTATCTGTCCCTGTAGTAATACTGTTAGGCACGTAATCGCCATTCCTGTAATACTCAGAAATATTGATTGGGTTTGCCCCGCCATACTCACCCTGAATTGAAGAGAATGTTAATGGCCCGCTAGACGCCAAAGCCATTAAGGTGCACCAAACGCTGTTATTTCATCTTTCGCAATAACCGCACCCGTTGTGGTTATCTTAAAGGCATCAGTCCCGTTATGTACAAATCGAAGATCGCTGCCGTCTAATTTTATTTCCCAGTCACCAATAGATACCGCGCTAGTTGTTACGTCTGTAAGCCCAGTAAGACTAGCGTTAAGGTTAAATGTTGTACCTGATAACGTAAGGTTAGTGCCTGCTGTGTATGTAGTGTCTTGCTGTACTACTGACTGCCAGGCTAGTGCTCCGCTACCATTTGTCGTAAGAACTTGCCCATCTTCTCCGTCTACTGTTGGGTATCCAAGCCCGGAAACAGTAAGTCCGTTAGAGGTAATTCCTGTGGCAGCACTTAGCGTTTCTACAGAAACATGGCCTGCATCTACACTGGCGGTAGTAACGGAAGTTGGGTTAGTCCCAATCTCCACTACCTCGGTAGAGTTCTTCGTGTAAAGTCGCTTATCAACAACATTTACTGCAAGCTCGCCAACAAACAAATCACTTGCTGCAGGCACGTCACCACTTACTGAATTTTTCTTTGTTAAGATTCTAGTCGGCATCTTTATAGTCCCGCTGCTGCTTTAAATAGTTCATCTAATCCTTCCTCGTCAAGTCCTAGCGCAGAGCCTAGCTGTATTACCCAAGGTGAACTGCGCTCAATGGATACCGCGTATTCCCACTCGATTTGAACAACCTCTTGCTGATCCGCTGGCAGTGACGCGATGATCTGATCGATGTTAGATAGCTGACCGCGCTTCGCTAGTTCTAGTCGTGCTTGGCGTGGAGTAATGGAGGAAAACAAGCGCCAGCCAGTTAAAAATTCCAGCTTCTCTTCTTCAGTTAGCTCAACAGTGACGTATCCTCTAATTGATTCTTCGTCTGTTTCTATTTCTTGAAACTCAATTTTTTCATTAAATGGGTCATATTTTTGCACTTCTTTAATAACTAAAGATCGAACTTTAAACCCATAAATAATCTGATCATCGGTTTCTGTAATTGTAGGCGCAATTACTTGAGTGTCATGATCTATTTTTGGCTCTGGCAAATAAATTACTTCCTTTACCTTTCCAATAACCGGGCTGGCGTCAATAGGAGTCTCGGTATTTTTTGATTGCTCCCAAAATTTTTGCGCTCTTTCTGCGTTTAGCTGGGCTACTTGAGCAAGACGCTGCTCTGAAAACTCATTAATACCTAATATGTTGGTATAAAAATCTTCTTCGCCTTCTTTGGTATATTTAATTTGAGCAAAGCCTTGGCTTGGTATTGTTTTAATATATTCGTAATCAAACATTTTCATCTCCTATTGGTAGCGGTAGCGCAAAATCATTATGCCATTGCCGCCTCTGTATTGAGTTCCAACCGTTCCTGCGTTGACTCCTGTAACAGACATATTTCCACCGCCCCCGCCTTTTCCGTCAGCCCCGTTGCCGTTTCCGTTATTTAAACCTCCACCGCCAGCACCGGGCTGAACATAACCAGAGCCACCGCCACCGCCAGAATAATCAAGTCCGCTCCCAGAGCCGCCTCCAGCGTACAATACAGATGAGCCGGTTATGCTGCTTGCAAATCCATTGCCGCCACGGCCGCCGGTTTGGTTTGGGGCATAAGCGTGAGTTGGGTAGTACCCAGCACCTCCTCTGCCCCCACCACCGCCTGCTGTGCCATATAAGCCATAGTCATTAGCCGCACCTGCACCTCCATTATATCCCTGCCCCGATGTTCCACTGCCAGCCACATTGTTAGAGTAGCCAGCACTGCCTCCTCCCCCGCCAGAGCCGCCGTTTCCTCCGGGGAGGTTATACTGCCTAACGGCACCTTTTCCGCCTCCATTGCAAGACGTTGTACTAATACCCGGGCCGTAAAAATACGAAGCCCCGCCAGTCCCAGTGGTTCCTGCGCCAACTACAACGGAAAATCTCCCTAGACCTGGCACAAATGAGCCCGTGCGGAGACCCCCAGCACCACCTCCGCCACCTCCATTGGTTCCATTTCCTCCGCCTCCCGCTATTATTAGGTATTCGCAAGTACTTGCCGAACCCAAAGCAATAACATTAAAGTCCCATCCATAAGGAGAGTACTGCCAAGTATGGTATCTATAGCCTCCATAGGTTTGTATTGTTGCATTCCTTGATGTGATGTAATTATAGGTTTCAGCAGACGCACCATAAAAATCGTTAATACTTATGGGATTTCCGACCGTAGGTATTCCCGGCACTACCCCGTAATACTCCGAAAGAGAGTCTGGATGTGTGTGAGAAACCATAGACGCAAACTCAATGGCTATATCTTCTATGCTTAGAGTTCCTGATGTAGGAAGCGCCATTACTTAGCCCCCTTCAACTCATCTATCTCAGCCTTGAGCTCTTCGATTTGCACTTGCTGCTCTTTAATCGCTTCAATTAGCAAGCCAACCATGTTGCCGTAGGCTACCGAATAATGACTTTCCTCTGTTCCTGTAACGGCCTCTGGCAGTACCTCAAGAACCTCTTGAGCAATAACGCCAGTTTGTCGGACGGGCTTATCTGCCTCGCCTGTTAGCTCGTCATATTTAACGTCAGTTCGATCAAAAGTATAGCCATTTAGCTGGCAAACTTTATCCAATGCGTCAGGGATGTGCTCAATGTTGGTCTTAACTCGGATGTCAGAGTAGGCAGTGACGTTGCCAGATGTCCAAATGTTAGACCCCATCGCGGCGATGCCTGTGCCATTTTGACACCAAACCATCTGATGACCACCGGCCATAGTTCCGCCGGTAGGGTTGTTGGTGTGCTTGTATGCTAGGCCGTATAGGGTGCCAAAGTTTGATCCATTCGCGGCGTTGCGGTAAGAACTACCCATAGACCAAATGTGGTTTGTCTTATAAGAATCGTAGTCACCATAAACCCCGTGATCTCTATAACCGGTTTCGTTACGAATGTCCGCCCTTACATACATAACGCCAGTAAGGTAGTCGGTAGTATCAGACCTCAAGAAAGAAGTACTGTTTATTCCGTCCAGTAAACCTGCGTCTGAAGCCGTTGCAGCGTTGCCAGTTATGCTTATTGCCCAAGTGCCTGATGCGTTTCCGCCTGCGCGCGTCGGGACATTTAAAGATTCTCTAGTTCCAGCAGCATCGTTAGCTCTAATATAACCGTCTGAGGTTCCCGTGTAGAACTGAGTATCATTGTTACGAGTAGTAACGCCGTGAGTGTTGTTAAAGTAAGACGCTTGTAGGTAACCGCTGCCGTGAATATGACAAGCGGTATCTGCGTAGAACGTCCCACCCGAATGCCCTAATATGTCATACCAAGCACTACCTGCGGTGGTTACGGATGCCTTAGAGGCTGTCGTAGCGGTGGCAGCGTTGCCGGTACAGGATGCCGAGCTACCCGTAATGTTAATACCCCAAGTGCCAGACGCGCCTGAGCCTGTATACGTCGGGTAAAGACCCGCATGGTTGCCCCAGCTATACGCTTGATTCCATAGTCCGCTATTACCGTCATTTGCAGTATTAACATATTGGCAATACACAGACTCAAAACGCTTACTTGTCGAACCAAGACTAACAAATTGGCTGAAGCTTCCGTATGAACTAATCGGCGTTATGCCCTGACTGTCGCTAAGATCAAATCCACTGCCGCCGCCATAACCATAAATTTTATTATCGGCAGTGATTAGCGTTCCCCACGTACTCCCAACGGAATCCCAGGCAGCAATAGTTCCTTCTACTTGTAGTTTATATGAAGGACTAGTAGAGCCAATCGCAACTCTATTATTTGTAGCATCTACGTGCAAAGTATTTGTGTCAACTGTCAGCGAACTAGGGGTAGAATTAATATAACCTGCACTAGCGTGATTGCCCCAGCCGTAAGCCGTATCCCAGTCGCTAGTGTTTAAGTTACTAGCCGTAACAAGTCCGGTAGAAGTAACACCACCAACAGTAATCGAGTTAGTTGTCGAGTTACCTGCCGTGGTTACGTTTGCCAGCGTTGCCGTGCTTGATATTGTAGTGCCGGTAATATCAATGCCAGTGCTGCCGCTGTACACCTGCGCGGATGATATTTGCGAGAAGTGTATGGTTGTTGTGCCGAAGGTTATTGGCCCCTCGGTTGTCATTACATACGTCTCGCCAGCGCCCATCAATCCTTCTTGAACGTAGAAGGCATCGCCCTGGCCAAAGCTATCTGGGTCAGATGGTGCGTAAGAGTCTGCATCAACGGCCCTAGTCAATACCCAGTTAGTCGATCCAGAGCCTACGTCTGTGACCGTGTATATGCCGTTTTGAGCCTGGTTTGTCTGCTCGTATATAAGAACCCTATCCCCAGATAAAAGCGTCACACCGTCGATTACGAGGGCTTCCTGAGTGCCTGAGTTAGTTAGTGTCGCACCTACGCCGGATGATCCATTGTCATAGGTCGCATTAAGGTTGCCCTCTTGCTCAACACGTACTGGGTCGTGGTAGTGAACTCCAGCCGCAGCAATGGTATCTACGTACTGCTTTGTGGCTGCACCAAGGTTTGATGCTGGGTCAGCGTTAAGTATTACTGGCCCAGTAGATGTCATCCCGCCAACGGTTATTGCATTAGTTGTGGTGTTGCCATCGTTAGTTACGTCATCGAGGGTAATGCCAGCAATTGATGCATACGCAGCA